CAATATTTAAAACTGGATCATTTGATAGATATTTACCATTCAAAAAGTTCCCCGAAGCAGACTTTTTAGTAATTGTTTGGCCTATGGGAATAGTACAAGTTAGTAAAAATCCATTTAAAGCAGGTGAAAACCCATATAACCTAGGTGATATATGTCAGAATATTCTAAAAGAGTTTGAAAGTAAATTAAAAGCAATAGATGTAAGTTTATTTTATGTAAAAAATTCCATAGAAAGAATAAAGAAGAAAGATATCAACTTTTTCGGATACAATCTAGATGATATGATTGCTCTTATTGGAAAAGATAAAATAAAAGGCTTAGAAAGATATGATTTATTAAAATTAAAACAATTGGCCGATAGACCACTAACTGGTATGGACAATGATGAAATAACAACTCTTAAAAGAATAAAAGTAACTGCGTGGGATATTATTCAAGCTGCTTCAGGAGGACATAAAAATATATCTAATGTATCTGGTTGGAATTTGGTACCTAATTATCTAGATACAATGAAACTCTTTGGTAGAAAACTTGTTCTAGCAATGAAAGATAAAACATTAAAATAAAGAAAATTATATGAAAATTTGTTGGGATAGCTTAGAAAAATTAACATATAAAAATGGTAAATTTGGTAGATATGAAGAATCAAATAATCCATGTACTAACTGTAAAGAAATATTCTTATCCAAAACAAAAAGTACTATTTTTTGTTCAGTAAAATGTTCTAACTCATCTACTACAACAAGGGAAAAAATTGGGAAAACTTTAAAAGGAAGAAAATTATCAGAAGAAACTAAAGAAAAAATATCAACAGCACATAAAGGTAAAATAATATCAGAGGAAACGAGAAAAAAGATAAGTGAAGCAAATATTTTATGCAAAATAGGAATGAAAGGAAAAAAACACAGTGTAGAGTCTAAAGATAAAATTAGCAAAGCTCATAGAGGGAAAATAGTTTCAGAAAAAACAAAAGAAAAATTAAGTTTATCACATAAAGGTAAAATCATTTCAGAAGAAACTAAAAAGAAATTAGGAAATGGTGGATATTCTATAAATAAATTTGTATCATATGAATATTACAGTTTAATATTAAAAGATTTTCATAATATTAGAAATGATAATGGAATATTAGAAACTAAATGTACATATTGTGGTAAGTGGTATAAACCTACTTACATTGAAGTTAACAATAGGTTAAAGGGCATAAATGGTAGTGGTGGTTTAAATTTATATTGTTCTAGCAATTGTAAACGAGAATGTCCAACCTATAGACAAAGATTGTATTCTAAAGGTTTCAAACATATAACTTCTAGAGAAGTACAACCAGAATTAAGAAAACTGGCATTTGAAAGAGATAATTGGTCATGTGTTAAATGTAAAAATACTAAAAACCTACAATGTCATCACATAGATCCGGTGGTTAATAACCCGCTAGAATCAGCTGATGTAGACAATTGTGTAACCTTATGTAAAGGTTGTCATAAGGAAACACATAAATTACCTGGTTGTACATATAAAGAATTGAGGTGTAAATAAATGGCATTATCAAACAAAGCTAGCTTAATAGAAAAAATTAAAAGAAGACTCGGTCATCCAATGGTGAGAGTAGAATTAACTGATGATCACTATTTAGATGCCGTAGATTATTCCGTAAAAAAATTTAGAAAATGGGCTGCAGGTCAATCAACTCAAGAAACATTTTTTACCATGATGTTATCTGGTGGTCAATATTTATATGAACTACCTGATGGTGTTGTTGAAGTTTTAAGTTACGATCATGGAACATATAAGGGAATAAATACACTCTTTACGGTTGAGAACTATCTCTATAATGAGGGTATGTTCGATACAATATTAAAGAATAAAGGTGATTTTGATTTTGTTTCATATCATATAGCTTTAGACTTTTTAGAATCAGTTGATAGATATTCAGTTGATGCATTTAACTTCAAATATCATCCAGGAACAAACATATTAGAAATACAACCTCCTCCACCAACTGGAAGTGATACATTAGGATATGATTCACCTGGTTGGGTATTACTTAGAACTTATATGATAGAAGGTTCAACATTGCCAGGATGGACAGAAGATGTTCACACGGATTCTATGTACAATAGTACTTGGATATTAGACTATGCAACAGCTCTATGTAAGATTAGTTTGGGAATGATAAGAAGAAAATTTGCTTCTTTCGCTGCATTAGGTAATAGTCCGGGTATTAATATGGATGGAGAAACTTTGGTTTCTGAAGGAAAAGAAGAAAAAGCAGCATTAGACCTGGCACTTCATACAGAAGAAGTATATGAAGGAATGCCTATTATTATAGGATAAGGAATTTAAAATGGCACATAACAGTACTTGGAGTCTCTATTCTAATGAAATTACGAATGAGCATTTACTTTTTGAAAATCTAATTATAGAATTTACTGATATATCTGGAACTGAAGTATATTATTACCAAATAGATCCATCAAATTTTGATCCATTATATGGAGAAGATCCAAATGTTCCATATTATCATAGAAGAGTAACAAAAATGTTATCACCTGTTTTTGGAAGTCCTGATATAATTAATATCTTTGGTATGAGAGATGATATAGCTGTAAATGATATGTATATACCAAAGGCAATATTTCAAAGAGATATAAGTGAAACAAAAGCTCCAACAGTCGGTGATATAATTTATATTCCATGGATTGACAGAACACTTGAAATAACATGGGTAGATGATAAACTTGATTCTGGTATATTCCTAAACAAAAGCTTTTCATGGCAATTTTCTGTTAGACCATTTAGATATTCAAAACAAAATGATACTGCGGATACTCTTGCTCTTCATCCAGGTCCAGCAGATACAAATACAACTTCAAAACCTTTGAGTGCTTTTGGTGAAAATATATTCATAGAAAGTGAAAGTGAAGCAATAGAAGACTATACAGGAATAGACACAACTATATATGGATATTAATGAGGTAAACAATGAAAACTTTTTTCAGTTTTAATATTTTAAGAAAAACTATAATACAATTCCTAGACACCCTTAATGATATAAACATTGCCAGATATGATGACGATGGAAACATTATTAAGTATATAAAAGTTCCTATTAAGTTAGCAACTCCAGAAACAGCATTTTTATTTGCGAAGCAATGGACAAATGAAAAAATTATGCCATTTATAGGAGTACAAGTAACAGATATAACATTTGATTCAAATAGGATGGTAAATAAACTAGAAAAAATAAAAAAAGATGATGGAACAACAATAGATAGATTAGTAAGCTCATTTATAAATCCTGTTCCATATAATGTTGATTTTTCAGTCAACATTATAGCACTAAATATGGTAGACATAGATCAGATATTAGAACAAATATTACCATATTATTCACCATATATCTATATAAGAATATATATACCAGAAGTTGATTTTTCATTTGATATAAAAGTTATTTTTAATAGTTGTAGTCCAGATATGAATGTTGATAGAGCAATGGAAGATGAAAGATCATTATCATGGTTGTTAAGTTTTACTGCCCAATCATATATGTTTCAACCACTTACAGATGTTCATCTTATTGAAAAGATTATTACAAAATTTTATACAACTCAAGAAGGTTGGGAACACCATGGAACTGAAACAATGTTTACTTCTGGTGGACCAAATTCATATGAATCAGAAGCAATATTTACTAAAGCACTCGGTAGAGATCAAGATGCTCAGATACTTTCGTCATATCAAATCTTTAGTGTTGAAGATTATGAGGGTAGATAATGAAATTCATAAAATTTTTATTTGAAGAAAAAGAAAATATAATTGTTAAGAGTCCAAATAAATGCACAAAAAAAGAATTAAATTCATTTGCTAACTTAGTGAACAGCGGAGGTCAACTATCACATAAGTTAAATAAAGATGATATAAAAGAATTTGGACATTTACTATCTTTTTATTATGAAAATAATAAACTTTTATCTGTAAGTGCCCTAAAAATACCAAATAAAGAATATAAAGAAAAAGTATTTAAAGAAGCCAATGCAGAAAATTTAATGAATAAATACAAATATGAATCTGGTTGGTCATATACTATTCCGGAAGCTAGAGGAAAAGGTTTAATAGTAAAACTTATGGAGGGATTATTAAAGAAAACAAAAAATGGTGTTTACGCAACTACAAGAATAAGTAATAAAGCAATTGAAAAAGTAATGGAAAAAATGAAATTTAAAAAAATAGGAAAAAATTTTCCTGGGATGACAGAACCAATACAAGTATGGATAAATAAATGACTATAAATACAAACTTAAATAAATCTACACCTTCTAATTTTGAGTTAGTTTTATCTAAATTTCCAACTGAAGTAGACATTACGCCTAACAAAGAATTAACATTAAATATCTATGGAACAGTGATACCATCGGTAAATATCTCAACATTATACGCTTACTGGCAGGGTGCAAAAACTACACAAGACGGAGAAGTACAATTCACAGATTGGATAGTTAATTATACTGTAGATTCAAATTTTGACAATTGGCAAATCTTGTATAAATGGTTAACATATGTAAAAAATAATAAAGATAAAATGGGTGAAGATCCATTAAAATATGCAATTTCCGCATCAATGGTTGTAACAGATAATTTTAGAAGAAGAGTATTAACAGTAAATTTTGGTAATGTTTGGTTAATGGATTTAGGAGAAGTAAGTTTCTCTCATAGGGATTATGATGTAAACCTAGAGTCTACAATAACACTTATGTATGATTACTATACACTTGGTACATAGTTGGTTAGAATTATTACAGTATTATCAGACAAATTGAATCTACTAAGAGTTATTATAAGGAAGTACATAAGCATATAGGATGTTTTTACCAAGATTTGAAGTGTAAAGATAAATAAATATAAATAGTATAAGGATATAAAAAATTTAAGCTTTCATATAAATGAAATAAAGAGGAGAAGAAAGATATGGCATTTTATTTGAGCCCACTAGTGGCTGTCAACGAAATAGATCTTAGCACAACTATACCTGCTGTTTCAACAAATATAGCTGTTATAATATTAAGACAGACATATAAAGGTCCAGAATTAAAGAAAACATTAATAACAAATGAAGAACAATTAATAGACTTTTTTGGAAAGCCAACAAGTACAGCTTTTTGTTATCAAGACTTATTGTCAGCAGCAGGATATCTAAAAGATGGTAATAAATTATATTGTACTCGTGCAATGCCAGATGATGCATTATTTTCTGGTACAAAAGCGGTTTCTGGAGCTGATGCTACGTTTACTCCATTCAATTCCGGTAATGCATATGAATTATCAGATTTTGCTAGTAAAGATCCAGATCAATTTGCAGAAGATATAGATCTGTCAGGAACAAATCCTTTCTATTTAATAGCATCTTCGAGAGGTACATGGGGAAATAATATTAGAGTTGGTGTGTGTGATAAGACTACATATTCACAAATAACTTCAGGTGCACATAGTACATGGGATACATATGCAACTATCAAAGATGTAGATAGTCCACTAACTACAGATAGAGATTTTCTAATTATAGTTCAAGAATGTCCACAAGGAAAAGATACTACTCAAGAAAATAATTGGCTTACAGTTGAAGTTTGGAATGTATCAACAGATGAATTAGAAGTAGATGATTCTGGAATAAGAAGATTTGCAGAAACAATTATAAATGCACAGTCAAAATATATTAGAATAAACTTAGACCCAGATCAAAAGAACTCTGATATAACAATTTCAACTGGTAGTTGGCAATATTTTGCTGGTGGTTCTAATGGTGGTACATTAGAAGATTCTGTAATAGAATTATCATTGGATCTATATGATAACCCAGAAGAAATAGATGTTAATGTTTTAATAGATAGTAACAAATCAGAAGAAATTAAAAGATATATGATTTCTATATGCGAAACAAGAAAAGATTGTATGGCAATTCTTGATTGTCCATCAACGGCTGTAATAAACAATTCTGGAAGTGAAACAGATGACTTAGTAAATTGGAGACTTGGTTTAGCAACTCCTAACCTAAATGAAAATACTAGTTATGCGGCTGTATATGGAAACTGGTTAGAAGTATATGACAAATACACAGGGAAATATCGTTGGGTTCCACCATCAGGTTATGTTGCAGGTATCTATGCAAGAACAGATAATATGACTGATCCATGGTTTGCACCTGCAGGTTTAAATAGAGCACTTCTTACAAATGTTAGAAGACTTGCATGGAATCCTAAACTTGGATATAGAGATATACTTTATAAAAATGGTATAAATCCAATAGTAAGTTTTGCAGGTCAAGGTAAAGTAGTATATGGTCAAAAAACCTTATTAGATAAATCTTCAGCATTTAATAGAATTAATGTTAGAAGACTCTTCATTACCTTAGAAAAAGCAATCGCAACAGCAGTTAAATATTTCTTATTTGAACCAAATGATTCACTAACAAGAATGTTACTAATTAATATGATTGATCCATTCTTGAAAGATGTTAAAGCGAGGAGAGGTATTTACTCGTTCATGATCGTATGCGATGAAAGTAATAATACTCCTGAGAGAATAGATAGAAATGAACTTTGGTGCGACATTTATTTGCAACCAACGAGAGCAGCTGAATTTATCGTGCTAAATTTCATCGCAACAAAAACAGGGGCCTCCTTCACTGAGTTAGCTGCAGCAAGAGCAGCTGGATTGATTTAAATATAAAATAATATACGCAGGTTTACATATTGCTATAAATAGGGTATAGATATAATAATCTATACCCTATTTTTTTGGAGAAAAATGTTGGAGAAAAATAAAATTCCATGGAATAAAGGAAAAACTAATATATATTCAGAAGAAACTTTAAAAAAGATTAGTAGTTCATTAAAGGGAAATAAAAACTCTTTGGGATATAAACATTCAGAAGAATCAAAGAAAAAAATGAGTATATATGCAAAAAATAGAACAAAAGAACATCTAGAAAAAATTAGCAACGCTGCAAAAAATAGATCAACAGAAACAAGAAAGAAAATGAGTGATGCACAAAAAGGAAAAATAAGTCCAAATTGGAAAGGTGGATATTTTAAAAATAATATTGCCTCATTTGAATATCATGGTAAATTATTAGAATCATTTCATGAAGTTAGAAGAAATAAAGAAAAATTAGATGTCCTGGAAACAAAATGTACTTATTGCGGCAAATGGTATACACCAACATGGATAGAAATTAATAATAGAATAAAAAAAGTAAATGATAATGGTGGTAGTAATCTTTATTGTTCTAATGAATGCAAAAATGAATGTCCTACATATAACCAACAAAAATATCCTAAAGGTTTTAAACTAGCAACATCTAGAGAGATTCAACCAGAATTAAGGAAATTGGTATTTGAAAGAGACAATTGGTTATGTGTTAAATGTAATTCAACTTCCAACATACAATGTCATCATATAGATCCAGTAGTTAATGACCCTCTTGAAAGTGCAGATTTAGATAACTGTATAACCTTATGTAAGAATTGTCATAAAGAAGTACATAAAAAAGAAGGTTGTAGGTATAACGAGTTAAGGTGTTAAAATGAAAATATGTTGGGACAATTTAGAAAGAGCAAAGTTCACTAAAAATAGAAGTTTTTTTATATGTACATCTTCATATTATGAATCTGATAATCCATGTAAAACATGCGGTGAAATATTTTTAAGTAGAAGCAATAAAGAAGAATATTGTTCAAAATCATGTGCAATAAAGTCAAGGGATATTTCTGAAGAAACAAGAAAAAAAATGAATGAGTCACAAAAAAATAAAATATTTTCTGAAGAAACAAGAAAAAAAATGAGTGAAGCGGCAAAAGGAAGAAAACATACAGAAGAAACAAAAAGAAAAATGGGTGATGGTAGAAGAAAGGGCAGTAACAACAATTTATGGAAAGGCGGTTTTTGTTCAGAAAATGTTACATCTTATGAACAACATTATATTTTTTTAGAGTCATTTCATAATATTAGAAATGATAATGGAATATTAGAAACCAAATGTACATATTGTGGTAAGTGGTATAAACCTACATACAATGAAGCAAAAAATAGAATAAAAAGTATAAGCGGAGACGGCGGTAGAAATTTCTATTGTTCCAATGAATGTAAACATGGATGTCCAATTTATAATCAAAACAAATACCCTAAAGGTTATAAAGTAGGCTCTTCTAGGGAGGTTCAACCGGAATTAAGAAAATTGGTATTTGAAAGAGATAATTGGTCATGTGTTAAGTGTGGTATAGATAAAAACTTACATTGTCATCATATAGATCCAGTGGTTAATAATCCATTGGAGTCAGCGGATATAGATAACTGTATAACATTATGTAAAGAGTGTCATAAGGCAGTACATAAAAAAGATGGTTGTAATTATAATGAACTGAAAGGTAAAAAATGTTAAAAAATTTCATTAAAGAAAAACTATTTGATTCAAAAGGAAGAATAAATTCAAGTAGAATAAAAAATAATGGTGAATGGATTAAAAAGAGCTTTTCAATTGAATATAATAAAATATTAGAAACAACAAAAAACATAGAAGATATAAACTTTGGACAAAGATTATATCATATTATCAATAATATAATAGAAAAACCAAAATGTCAACAATGTAAAATAAATGAAACTTCTTTCATAAATGTAAAGGTAGGATATAATAAGTTTTGTAGTGTTATATGTTCTAATAATAATCTTATAGTAAAAGAAAAGATTAAAAAAACAAACCTTGAAAAATATGGTTATGAATATGCAATATTAGATAAAGAAAAAATAGAAAAAGCTTTATTAGAAAAATATGGGATTAATAATATAAGTAAAACACAACATGTAAAAAATATATTATCTAATATACAACAAAATAGAGATAAAATAAAGAAAAAAGTAATAGTAGAAAAACACAAACAAACCTGTGTGGAGAAATATGGAGTTGACTCATACTCAAAAACAGATGAGTTTAAAGATAAAATAAAAAATGCATGTCTAGAGAAATATGGAGTTGACTCATACTCAAAAACAGATGAGTTTAAAGATAAAATTAAGGAAACAACATCTAATAAAATAAAATTAGAGGTATTTGATGATATTGTCAATGAGTTTAAAACAGAAGGATATTTATTAAATCAGGAAGAAATACCACAAAATGTAAAAGACACAATAAAACTGATATGTAGTAATAATCATGAATGGAGTACTAATATAAATAGATGGAAAAATGGACACAGATGTCTACAATGCTCATATTCAAATATTTCAAAAACAGAAAAAGAGATAGCAGAATTTATTAAACAATATTTTCCTAACATTATAGAAAACTCTAAGTCAATAATACCACCTTTAGAAATAGATATTTTTATACCAGAAAAAAACATTGCCATAGAATTTAATGGTTTATATTGGCATTCTGACTTGACACTAAAAGATAAAAATTATCATCTAAACAAAACGAACCTATGTAAAGAAAGAGGAATACAATTATTACATGTGTTTGAAGATGAATGGTTATACAAAAAAGATATTGTAAAATCAATTTTGTTAAGTAAGTTAGGTATATTTGAAAATAGAGTATACGCTAGACAATGTACAGTTATAGAAATTGATCCAAAAGAAAAAAATAGATTTCTAGAAGAAAATCATATACAAGGACTTGACACAAGTACTTATAAGTTAGGTTTATATAAAAATGGTATATTACTTTCTGTAATGACATTTGGTAAAAGAAAGATAACTGGTAGTAGTAATCCTGATATGGAAATGTTTAGATTTGCTACTAAAACTGGATATCAAGTTATTGGTGGTGCAAGTAAAATGTTTACTTATTTTGTAAGAAAATATAAACCAAATAAAGTAATATCTTATGCAGACGTTAGATATTCAAATGGTTTATTTTATGAAAAATTAGGTTTTACATTAAAACACATATCAAACCCAAACTACTGGTATATAACTGAAGACAGACGTAGAGAACATAGAGTAAAATACCAAAAACATAAATTACAAAGTAAGTTAGAATTTTTTGATTCAAGTTTAACTGAATGGGAAAATATGATTAAAAATGGTCGTGATAGAATATATGATTGTGGAAACTATGTATATGAATGGGAAGAAAAGTGAAGATTTGTTGGGATAACTTAGAAAAACTGGTTTATAAAGGCGGATATTTTTATAAACTAAATAAAAAAGTAAGATATACATATTCTATATCTAAATATCCATGTATAGTATGTAAAAATGATTTTATAGGAAGAACAAAGTTTCTTATAGAAGGTAAGTCAAAGTTTTGTTCATATGAATGTCATGGTAAATTTTCAATATTAAATAAATCAGAAGAACAAAAAGATAAATTTATTAAATCCAATAAAGGTAAAAAAATATCAGAAGAAATAAAAGAAAAAGTAAGAAATAAGATAAGTAATAGTTCAAGTCATTTATGGAAAGGTGGATTTTTCAAAAGAAATATCGTATCATTTGATCAATTTGAAGATGTACTTAAACAATTTCACGAAATTAGGAGAAATAAATCTGATCCTGATATACTAGAAACTAGATGTATATACTGTGGTAAATGGTATATTCCCACACACCGAGAAGTAAATAATAGGGTTAAAGCAATATATCACGATGGTAGGGGTGGTAGAAATCTTTACTGTTCCGAAGACTGCAAACAAGAATGCCCAACTTATAAACAAATGTTTTTTCCTAAAGGTTTTAAACCTTCAACCTCTAGAGAGGTTCAACCTGAATTGAGAAAGTTGGTATTTGAAAGAGACGATTATACTTGTCAAAAATGCCTTTCAATAGTAAATCTTCATTGTCATCACATAGACCCCGTAATAAATAATCCTATAGAATCTGCAGATATAAATAATTGTATAACTTTATGTAAAGAATGTCATAAGGAAGTACATAAGAAGAGTGGTTGCAAAAACAATGAGTTGAGATGCTAAAATGAAAATCTGTTGGGATAATTTAGAGAAACTGGTGTATAAAAATGGAAGATTCTATTATAATAAAAATTATACTAATAGAAATATGTATGTAGAATCAAATTATAAATGTAAAAAATGTAATGAATATTTTATAGATAGAAAATCATTAATTGAAAACAACAAAGTATATTTTTGTTCTCTAAAATGTGGTAATGATTCTGGAACTTCATTGGAAACTAAAAAGAAAATTAGTAAAGCAAATAAAGGAGAAAAAAGTCATTTGTGGAAGGGTGGTTTTTGCAGTAATGGTTTTGCATCATACGATCAATATAGACCTTCCTTAGAATTATATCATAAAGTTAGAGGTGATAATGATATTTTAGAGGTTAAATGTACATACTGTGGTAGATGGTATAAACCAACATATGACGAAGTAAAAAGTAGAAAGTATAGTATAGAAAAAGGTAATGGTGGCGGAAATTATTTTTATTGTTCTAATATATGTAAAAAACAATGTCCAATATATTATAAATCTAAATATTCTGAAAACTCTAAAATTTTCAAACCTTCAACCTCCAGGGAAGTTCAACCAGAACTTAGGAAATTGGTATTTGAAAGAGATAATTGGACCTGTATTAAATGTAAAGAAGTTAAAAATTTACATTGTCATCATATAGATCCAGTGGTTAATAATCCAATTGAATCTGCAGATATTAACAACTGTGTAACATTATGTAAGAACTGTCATAAGGAAATACATAGGAAAGAAGGTTGTAAATATAATGAATTGAGGTGTTAATTTTCTTTTACTAAAGAATAAATATAAATAAGTAAGTAAAGTTATAAATAATTAAGTAATATTTATTAAAGGAGAGCAAAACAATATGGCTGACAATAGTGGATTAGGGTTTAATCTAGACTCATTTAGAAGTAATTTCCATACAGGTGCACGAGCATACTTATTTTATATTAAACCAATGTTACCTTCATCAGTTACAAATAGGTTAGGTTCACAATCAAAAATATCTTACCTAGTAAGAAGTTCAATGCTTCCAGATAACACACTAGAGGAAATTCCAGCATCATGGCAAGGTTATGATTACAAAGTTGCTGGGAAGTATACCTTTATGGACTGGACAGTAACTTTTAATGTTGATTTGGCTGCTAATCTATATAAAATGTTTATAGACTGGCAAAGATTAATTCATGATCCTTCTTCAAACGTTCATAGAACACCAAATGAATATTTTGCAGATCAAGAACTACAATTACTAGGTTTGAGCGGAAGTCCTATTATGCAATACAAATTATATGGTGCATGGCCAAAAACAGTTGGTCAGATTTCATTAGATTATGCACAAAATGATTATGCAATGTTTGATGTAACATTCTCATATCAATATCACCTTTGTGATAGTATTTCTTATGAATCTCAACCTACATTTGGTAGTCAAGTAACTCTAGGTTAGGATACTTAAATGAAGTTTTCAAAGTATTTAGCAGAACCGGGTATAATGATGACTTAATAAATGCAGATGGGAATATTGATTTAAATGTTGAAAAACCAGATAGGTTTCAATTTGGTAAAAGACAAAATGTAACAAAGGGAAAGAAAAATAATGGATCACAAATGATGAAATGTAATAGATGCAAAAAGTCATTTAAACAGTTTGTAAAGGTTTTGATATAAAATAGTAAGTAAAGTTTTATCTAAGGAGTTAATAATTGAAATTTACCGAATATTTATTAAAGGAAAAGGTCTCAGAAGATTCTCTTAATTGGAAGTGTATGAAATGTGGTCTAGAATCTCCAGGACCTACTGGAGATTATAAAAAAGGAGCAACAATAAAGAAAGAATGTCCTATATGTCAACCTTTAATTAAACGAAAGACTAAACATTCAATCGTATGGTAAGAATAGAAGAAATAATTTCAAAATATCTATATGAGTCTAGTCCAGAATCATATGATTGGTATTTATCTGACATATATAAAATGGTAAAAACGGTAAAACCAGAAAGTAGAAATATATTATATATGACTTTAGATGTTATGGCAAGAAATGCAAATACAAAGACAAGAAAAGATGTTATGAATAATATCAAAAATTTGAACGTGAAAAAGTTACGACTTTTACATAACAAATTAAAAAGATTGAAGTATGAAAAAGATTAAGAAGAACCAAAATAATAAGTTAAAAGAAGGGGTGCAAAATATGTCGATTGATTTCAAAAAGTATCTTAATTGTTATGAATTTGAAACAGTTTTACCAGGAAGTAAAGAGTTAGTAAAATTTAAACCAATTACAACAAAACAAATGAAGAAATTATTAACTTATGAAAATGAATCTAGGCCAGAAGTAATTGAAAAGGCACTAGATGAACTAATTTACACTTCAGTTACATCAGAAAATTTTAATATTTATGACTTATATACACAAGATAGATTCCATCTTCTAGTAGAACTAAGAAAGAAAACAAAAGGAAGTTCTTATCAGTTTGAATTTACCTGTCCAGATTGTAAATCTCAATCATTACAAACGGTAGATTTAAATAACTTAAAAGTTAAAGATATGCCAGAAGTGTCTGATAGAAAAGTTAAATTAACAGAGGATATATCAATTACATTAGATTATATAACTAGAGGGAAACAAGCAGAAGCACTTCGTTTAGTTTCCAGTTTATCTAACTTATCAGACACACAAAGGTCAGCAGAAACAATGACTTATCTATATGCACTATCAATTAGAACAGTTATAACGCCCGAGGGAGAAATAACAGATATGTCTCTAGAAGATAAAATATTTCTTCTAGAAAATATTTCTAAAGATGGTTATGATAAGATCAAAGAATGGTACGAATCCAACGACTTTGGAGTAGAATTTAAATATAATATGAAATGTATTCATTCTACTGATGGAAAGCCTTGTACATTTAGTAAGACTCTGGATATACCTGTGGATAACTTTTTTTTCTAATGAGAATAATATGTGATGGTGTTTCGCTAGACAGTATTATTCGAGAACAGTATCATCTGGCGAGGAAGGCAAATATAAGTATATTAGAATCAAATTTAATGCCTGAATATGAGAGAGAAGCATATGTAAATTTGCTTCTCAAAGATCTAAAAGATGAAGTAAATGCTATGAAGTCAAAAGATAAAAAATAATAATTTTTGAAGGATACTTTAATGGAAAAAGATAATATCGTAGATAGAATTGATTTTCTTCTAGATGAAGATGTTACTCATATAACAGATTCAACGAAAACAGCATTTGTTAGATTAGGAAAATATTTTACACTTAAAAAAGCAAAGAAAACTGCAAATAAATTATTCTTTGGAATAATGAGTAGATTTGGTAAGAATTTACCAATGCTTTTTATATATGCAATAGATATATATACAGGAAAAAATTCAACTAGAGCTAAAAAAGGCTATTATAAAACTTGTGACAAAAGAAGTTATGAATGAGTTAACAGAATTAGTTGTAAATCTAGACCCGTATCTAACTGCATATATATCTGGACTATTAATGGTAATTGAGAAAAATACTCCTTGGAGGATGTCTTCATCGTTAAGAAAGAAAATTATGAAAGCTCGTCAAGAATACATAAATTACCTTGAAATATATGATCCAGAACAATATGAACATCTATATAGAAAAGAATTAGAAAAAGATGAAACAGAGGATTATTTATCCAATGAAGAATAAAGAAGATATTTTAGATAAAATTGATGAGATACTAGATGAAGTTAACAATGTAGCAAAAAATTCAAAGTTTTATGTAGGTGATCCAGGAAAAGTAAAACCACAAGGTTATAATTACAATCAAAGTAAATCATTTGGTGACTTTACTAAAATAGATCCAAAAATAGCAGCATCAGTTGGTTTAGGTGTTGTTACTGGTGCTGGTATAGCATATGGTTTATCAAAAACTTCTGCTGGTAAACATCCAATAGATTGGTCAAGAAGATTTCTAAAATTTTTAGAATTTCAACTTGGTACGGAAAAAGGTAGAGTTTTATTTAAGAGAATAGGAAAAAGACTTAAAAAAGAAGCTGCTCTTTTAATGTTATGTATACTTGCTGCATGGTATAGTAAAAACTTAGAACATTCAAAAAATGGAACAAAACCCAGAAAGATTCTTTTAGGTTTAGGAATAACTGATGCTTTAATAACAGCAATACCAAGAATATACAACACTGTTAGTGATGAAGTAGCAAGGTTTCTTTTGGAACTAAAACCAGATGAACTTATATATTGGGTTGGACCAATATATATACTAGATACATTTACACCCTTCAAAATATCAGCAAAATTATTTAAAGAATTAAATGACCTAAGAAGATTTAGAGAAATTGATGTAGATAATGACGTCTATAAAAAAATATATGGTGAAACACCTGAAGAGTATAAAGCAAGGAAGAATAAATCTATAAATAAGACTGTAGATAAAGAAGAAGATGAAGACCTTTTTGGTAATAGAAAAAGTGGTCTTGATAAGAGATGGGGAAGGGAGTTCCCTGACTAATAAAATAAAACATAAGCAGTAAAAGCCTCGCTTATGCTGAGAAGCTAATGGATCCAAAAGGTCTAAAGGGCAAATCATATTCATAAGAATATAGAACCCCTTTAGACCTTTTTATTTAGAGGAGAAAAAATGGCACTTATAACAATAGATACAAAAGCAATGAAGAATGCTATTATAGATGGTGTTGTAGAAGGTTTTAAACAAACCAAGAGACAAGAAGCAAGAGATAAGTCTGATACTGTTACAATTAATGCTGAATCTTTAGCACTTGGTAATGCAGATAAAATTCTTGGTGGTGCAAAAGGTTCTGCATTTTTCAAAAAAGCCTTTTCTAAATCTAAAGATTTCTTTACTGGTATAACCAAATTTGTTCAAAACATGTTAAAAAATATTAACAATCAACAGAAACTTCAAATAAAACAAACTGAAGGACTTATTACAAAAACGTTAGGCACTTTAAGAGATACAATTAAAAATGTATTTGGTTTATTAAAAGGTTATTTAATGAGTACCTTAGGACCTATAACAAGAGATATTGTTGATGTCTTGAGTTCCACTTTAGGAAGAATAAAACAGAGATTTCTAGGTGGATCTGGAGAAAAAATGTCTGCCTATGAAAAGAAAATGTACCAACTTCAAACTGAACAAAAAGGTACACTAAAAAGTATATATCAAGTATTTAAAAATGATGAAAAGAAAAAATTAAGAAGTAGAATTGGAGATGTAGGAAAAAGTTTTCTTCCAAAGATAGGTATTGCTGCAATAGGAACTGCAGTTTTAGCAGGTCTTATTTTCGGCTTAGTAGAAACATTTATTGGTAGATTAAAAATCGCTATTGGTGTTATGACCCTTAATCCAGCAATGATAAAATCTGGATTAGGAAAAATAATAGAACCCATAACTGGAATATTCGGTGAAATAGGAAGAGTAATAAACATATTCTGGTTAAAATTTAAAACTGGTCCTGTTTTTACTGCTATAAAAGCACTGTTTAGTTTTAAAAGTAATGGACTGGGAGGAGTATTTAAAGTCTTAGGAGAAACCTTTGGAACAAGAATGAAAGCACTTAGTCTTGCTATGAAAGATTTTGGTGGTAATTGGTTCCAAAACATAATGAGTTTGTTTAATAAGGGTGGAGCTATATATGAGTTCTTCTCAAAAATACCCTATTTAGGAAAATTCATTAATAGAATATTACAATTTAAAGCATTTATGTTTCTTTCTACACTAAGAATACCTTTTATGCTTGGTAGAGTATTTGGTCCCATTGCAAGTGTTATAACATTTATAATGGATTCATTTNATTTCTTCGATAAAATTGATAAAATCATCCCAGAAAAAGGGTTACTTGGTGGACTTGCAAGTATAGGCTTAGCAGCAATAAAGTTTATAACTGATACAGTTGAATTTGTTCTAAATGTTGGTTCTTGGTTAACAGGAGGAGGTTGGGGTAAATTTAAATTCTCAACAGTTGATAACATTCTAGATGTTTGGAGTAAGTTTATCAATAGTCTAGTCGATGTTGCTATGTGGTTGACAGATAAAATTAATTCTTTAAAGACTATTTTTGATATAGGTGGTGGAGGAGCAAGAGCAGATGCAGCTGCGAGAGCAGGAGCAACACCAGAAGATTTTACTGGAGTAGCAGTTGAAGGATTTGCTAGTGGAGGATTCGTAACCGGTACTGGTTTAGCTAAAGTACATACAGGTGAAGCTATTATTCCATCAAAGAATGTTCCTGCTCTTTTTAGTTCTAGAAAAGACAATGTTATTGATATTTTAGGCCAAGGTGTTTATGAAGGTATGAAAGAATATGATAAAAAAAGTTCTAGTGTTGGTGGTGGAGGATTCTTCAGTTCATTATTTGGTAGTGGCGGAGGCGGAGGAGGAGTTTCTGCTGGTACTGGTGGTGGCATGGCATCAAAAGCTGTAGGAGCAATAGCCAATACTGCATTAAGTGTTATGAGTGGTGGAGCACTTGGAGGAGGTGCAAGTACAGGAGGAGGTGCACCGGCGGCAATAACAAATGCAATAGCTAATGCAACAGGATTAAAAGTTACAATACCAGGAAATACCATTGCTTCAAGAAACAATAATCCAGGGAACTTAATGTTTGCAGGTCAAGCAGGGGCGGTTCCAGGGGAAGCAAGAGGTAGAGGAAATTGGGCGAAATTTGAAACACCAGAAGCAGGTTTCGGAGCATTAAAAAGACAGGTAGATTTAGATAAAGGAAGAGGAATGACTCTTTCAGGATTCATTAATAAATATGCACCAGCAAGTGAAAATAATACAGCAGCATATATAGCACAAATGTCAAAAGCAACCGGTTTAGGACCAAATGACCCTATAACAAATGCTGATACGCATGCTTTAGCAACAGGAATAGCAAGAATAGAAAGTAGCACAAAAGTGAGTACAGGTGATGTTACTGGTGGTAGCGGTATAATGATGCCTGCATCTGGAAAAATTATAAGTGGTTTTGGTGATATGAGAGATAGTGGAAGAAGAGTACATAGTGGAATAGATATATCCGGTGCATATGGTTCTCCAGTAGTAAGTCCAGTATCTGGAACTATATCAGCAGTACAACCCGCAGATGTAGGTAAAGGAGGAAAATATGTATATGTTACAGATCAAAGCGGTTTACAACACAGATTACATCATTTTGGTTCTCTTGCTCCAGGAATAGCTAAAGGTCAACAAGTTGAACAGGGATCTCAACTTGGTACTATGGGAAATAGTGGTATTCAAAATAAAGCGGATGTACATGCAGATTATAAAATTTTTAACACAAAAACAGGTCAGTTTGAAAAACCTGAAAGTATATTTGGTATAGGTAAAGGTAGCCAGGTTGCTTTAGGACAAAGGTCTGCAATTGAAATAGAAAGACTTGCAGCACAGAAAACACAAATTACTACACAGATGCAACAAGAACAGATAGATAAACAAGGAGAACTTGTTAGAGCAACAGCAGCTAATACAGGGGTGTTAGGAGAAGTAAATTCAGGTATGCAACAAGCATCATTATTCCAAATGAGTTCAGCAAATAATAATGATGCTAGCAGTGAATTACCAGAATATCTACCATTCCTTCAAACTTTATATTATAACTATAACAGTTAGGAGTAGTAAAAATGGGACAACAATATAAATACCCAGACCATCATGTCTGGGGACAAACACAAAGTTGTTGGTTAGTTTTAGAAGTGTTTAAAGTTGAATCTCAGAATTCTATAACCAGAGGAAAAGAAGGTATAGAAATGAGTAACACAGGAGATGTGTTTGAATTTCTAATGCCTCTAGAACTAATGGAAAGTATTACACATGATTGGGAAGCACAAGATACTATTAACTCAAGGTTGTCTGAACTTGGTGCACAAGCAGGAAAAGAAGCACAACAATTTGGAAGTACTGCACAATCTCTGGGAGACTTAAAGAAAAACTGGAACCAAGCAGATCACAATAGAATGGTATCATCTATTGCAGATGTAATTAGAAAATCTACTAATACAAAAATACCTAATAAACTAAAAGTAGATACACCAATGGCATATAAAGATTCTCAAAGAAGAGAATATTCAATCCCAATACAATTATCTACTTGGAAGAGTGCAAAAGATGATGTATTTGAACCAGTAAAGTTATTAAGAGGACTTTCCTGTGCTTCTTGGGGTGCTAATTCATATTCTATTGAACTTCCTCATATATTTAAAGTTTATACTAAACCAACAAAGGAATTTTTATATATAGAGACAGCAGCATTAATCTCTGTTCAACCAACTTATAGGGCTCCTTATATTGATGGTTATCCATCTTTCTGTGATCTTCAATTAACATTTAGAGAAATTCAACCACTTTATAAGGAAAACTTTAATTCTTCAGGAACTATAACAACTAGTTCATCAAACTCTGGTGCAGAAGCACTTGCAGAAGCAACAGTACAGAAATTCTTGAGTTCAAAATAAAAGGATTATAACAATGTCAATAGAAAAAATAACTGATAAAGATTTTACTAAACTTACAGGACATAGATTAAGTAATGTATCATTATTAAATTTATTTAATATATTGGAAGATACACAAGAAAGAGAAAAATTTCTTAATATCTTCAGATCTTACTCCTTAAATGAAAAAATAAAATCTAATACATCATTTTATGAAACATATGAAGTAGATAATGATGACTGGTGGGATAATATTTCTTATAAATATTATGAAACACCTGCCTTGTGGTGGGTTATACCTTTGATGAATGATATAAACAATCCTTTTGAAGAAAAAAATGAACCGGGAGATAACCTAAAAATTCTCAGAGGTGTTTATTTATACCAACTATTAAAAGAAATCAAAATAGTATCATCTACATAAGGATAATATAAATGAAATTTAAAAAATTCTTCGCAAATAAAAGAAAAGAAGACCTGCATTATTCACTACCAAGTGAAACTCGAAAAGAAATATCTATAGATGAAGCAGTAAAACTATTAAAGATAGAATGTTCACAGGCAACAAATAATATTCCTCTATATAGAGGAACCCTTTCATCTTATGATTATTTTATATTAGATCCTTCAAAGCGCGTTAGAAAAGGTACATCTGATACAAATGTTACAAATTACTTAGTTGACTATTCACCTAAATGGAAAGATTATCCAAAAAGAAACAAGTCAGTAATATTTTCATCTGCTAATGAGGTTAGTTATTATGGTAATTCATATAGAGTATTTCCATTTGATAATGCTAAAATTGCTGTATGTAACTCAAGTGATTTCTGGGGTTCATTAAATATAGAAATAGAATCTTTAAATTCTATTTTAAGAAATGCTGGGTTTAGAGGAAGTAATGTTAAAGATTGGCTGTCATTCAAGGAACAAGTAAGTAGAATAGAAAAAAATCCAAAATTTCCTGAAATATTTAATAGATATTTTATAGTTGATATAAGACAGACTAAAAACAGATCAGAAAAAGTTAAAATTACTCAAACAAAAAATGATATTTTAGATAGAATATTAAATGGAGAAAAATTCATCAATATAATGCTTAATTATATTAAACGTCCAGAAGAGTACAAAATGAGTTTAAAAAATATAAGTGGAAGTCTTGAAGAATATAGAAATAAAGATAAAGAAATGTGGACAGATAGTAAATGTTTGCTAATTAATGAAATAATATTTTCTAAAAAAACAAAATTTCTACCTTATCGGAACAAATATGAAGAATAATTTTTATATCCAGGGCCCCCTGGAACCATACATAAACATATTTCAGGATAAATTTCTATACAGAGCAATAAAACTCATTTTTAACCTCTTAAAAAATGCATTATGTTTGTTCCAGGCCGGAGCCAAAAGTAGACCTCAAATTGATACCTTTAAAGGATTACTATATGAGATTTAAATATTTTATAAATGAAGATATTTACAAAGCAGAACCTGAATCTTACAAAATAGAATTAAAAGAACCGGAAGCTATAAAGGTAATGAAAGAACATTGTACTCAAGCATTAAAGAATAAAATGAAAATCTATAGGGGAAGAATGTATGATAATAAACCTTATCTCCTTGTAGATCCTTCATTAAATAAAAGACCTAAGTCACTTGAGACAAACTGGATTAATAATGTCATTGAGGNTTCACCTTATTGGAAGAAATATCCCAATAGAATGTTTTCCTTGATGGCTGCAACTTCTAAAGGAGTTGCTGGTGGTTATGGTACTTTATATAGAGTACTTCCATTTGATAATGCTAAAATTGCTATATGCACACATTCAGATATATGGACAACATTTTCTGGTAATCTCAATATTTTATCCATAGATGAGATGTTGCTTAAATGTGGTTATAGAGGAAATGGAGATTTTAAAAAATCAATGGATAAAGTTGGAAAGAGTAAAGTCTTTAAAGATTACATTGAGAACGGTATCCATGATAAAACAACACTTAAATTAATTGAACTTATAAAAGAAAATGGTTCTCTATATAAAGCTCTAATAGATTTATTAGGTTCTCCAGAGAATATTGATATGTCTCTTAAATCAATTAAATCTGCACTACCTTTTGGAAAAGAAGTTTGGACAAATAGTAAATGTTTATTAATCATGGAAAAGTATGAAGATGAAGATGAAGATTAAAAAATTTATAGGAAAAGATATTTTATTTAAGGATGAGAGAAATTAAAAAGTGAAGTTTATAAGTAACTTATCTCCCCCGGGGCCAAAAGTAGACATAATGTTACTAAAAATAAATTTTATAGGTATACAATGAAAAATAAATTTCAAGTAAAAAACAAAATCAAAAAGTTTTATCTCCCCCGGGGCCGAAAGCCGTCCCTAAGAGAAGTAAAAATTGGATTATCAACTCATATAACAAAAGGNAATATAAATGAAATTTAACAATTATTTACTACTAGAAATGCCTTCAGTAAAAAGAAAAGGTTATTCTACTATTCTTTCTGAAAGAGAAGCAGAAAAAATATTATATACAAATTGTTCTAATGCTGTTGAAACAAAATTTGAAGCATATAGAACATCAAAAAGTAAAGATGAATTTAGATTAGTTGATCCAACACAAGGAACAAGAGTAGCAAGAGGTACTAAAAGCAATTTCCATACATTATTTGTTGATAATTTATCTGAGTGGGAGAAGTTTCCAAAGAGAAGTAAATCTTTAATATTCTCCAAGTACATATTCTCTTATTTTGGTTATAACTCTATTTACAGAGTATTTCCATTTAATGGATCTAAAATAGCTATATGTCCTAATTCAGATTTTTGGNTTAGTTTTCCTGGTGGAATAAANAGTTTCAATATTTTTCTTGGAAATATATTTAAAAAATACTTAGGAGAAAGGCTTAAAAAGAATATAACATGGGAAGAACTAAAACAGAAGATAGACGCATTAGAAGAAATAGTAAAGAAACAATATGATAAAGGTGAGACAGAACTTATAGAAAAATTTAGAGATAGATATCTGGTTAGTGGTAGTGGTATAAGTATATGGAAAATCATAATCAAATTTTTTTCTCCAGAAAAGTTTAAACTAGAAACAATGAGTAAAAGTTTGAAAATTCCAAGTGGTTTTGTAGAACCAGAAATGTGGACTGATGGAAAATGTTTACTAATACTAAATTCGCTGANTAACAGAAACGGAATGCTAAAAGGAATTTAACACATGTCATTAGACTCAAACTACAGACAAGATGAAACTCAACTTTTTGGGTTCAACATAACACTTCCAGGTGGAACTGGAACATTTGACAACTCCGATGTACTATCATTCTACTTCATCGAAGATATCTTCTCATTCTCAATGGTTGGGAAGATAACAATCTTAGACAAGTACGGAATGCTAGAACATGGTCCATTGGTTGGTGGTGAAAAAATTACAGTAACTTATGGTGAGTCTGCTAAGGAACAAGAGTTATTCATCTACAAAATAGCAAAGGTTGCTGAGTATGTTCTACCAAACATGTACGGTGCAAATGTGTTAGACTTGGTTCTAGTTGACAAATACTTTCCTCTCCTAACACAGAAAAGATACAGTTACAGTTGGGATAACGAAAAGATTGGAGATGTGATAAAGAAAATTGCAACTGACATCCTCAAGGTGGATAGCTTCAAAGAATTCGAGGATCCAAGAGAAAAGATAAGTTTCTGTATGCCTTACTGGACTGCAGGAGAAACACTAAAGTGGTTGATGAAGAGATGTTCATCCAAGGAAACAGATTGTCCTGGGTATCTTCTCTACAACAGCACAAATGGAGTAAACTTCACCACACTAGAGAAACTGATGCAGAACAAGGATAAGGATCCTAACATCTACTTGTTTGAGGATAAGAGTCAGTTCTACCTGAACAAGATCATCTCATGGTCACACTCTGGAATGGATAGTCATGGATTGCAAGACATTGCAGGATCATACCGTGTTGGGTATGATCCTATGCAGAAGAAACTTCTCTTCAACAACTACAAGTACTCAGATGCCATCAAGAAGTTCACAATGCTTGGGAAGAAAACACTGTTCTCCTCAGACATAGACGAAACACAGATCAGGTACAAGTACGAAGCTGAAACAGATCCAAAGGTTTTGGACAACATCTACCACAATGACTTCATCAAACGATACAGCACACAACACACATTCAGCCTAACGGTGAAAGGTAGTGAGAACAGATACGCTGGACAGATGATCGAGGTTGAGTGGCCATCAACATTCGACGAAGAGAAGTACAACAGAGGTTATGCTGGGAAATATCTCGTCAAATCTGTAACTCATGGGTTCAGTGCAGCAAAGAAACCTACATTCACACAGAAGTTAGTGGTGATCAAGAATGGGTATGAGGACAACGACTCAGATGTGGAAGGCTCAGCAAAGACAAACCTAGACAACTTGACATTAGGGAGTTAGAGAATGAAGAACAAGCTGAAGGATGCACTGCCGAAACAACCTACACTGAATGGAGTCTACAGAGGTGTAGTAGAGGATAACGATGA